CTGCCGTATTTGGTGTCATACCCACACCACTAAAAGCAGGACAAGTATCTACTCAATTTGGGAAACATGCAAGAACAAAAAGATCGTTCGGTGCTGTCACCACATCATCAAACGAATTGCCTATAGATTCAAACTATAATTTAATTTCAGCAACAAAAGTAATTGAGTCCGAAAGAGGACATAAGATTGCACTCATAGACGATGATTCTGCAAATAAATTAACTTTATTTCATAAAGATGGAACTTTTTTAGACTTAAATAAAAATTCTGTGGATATTTTTGGTAAAGACAGTATTACTCTACGAGGTACCGGTTCAGCAAGAATTGTTATTCGAGGTAGCGATATTCTTGTTCAAGGCGATTTAGGAACTTATAATTTAATAGATCAGCTACAGTGGATTTCTGAAGTAACCCACACAACTACAGGCGGCGGCAAACGTGGTCCTAGAAACTTTACAATAGGTACAAGAGCGAATCCAGGACCTAGCGGCGGTGGCGGCGGTGGCGGTGGAGGCGGATGTTTCACCGGAGAAACTTTAGTGTCGATGTGGGACGGATCAAATAAAAGAATTGATGAAATTAGGCCTGGCGATCTTGTTCAAAGTGGCATGTACTCAAAACCAAGCAAGGTATTATTTGTAGAAAAACTTCCTGACAACATACTTTGGAATACATTGTATTCTCCATCAGAAAATCATACTCCGTTTGCTACACCAAATCACATGTTATTTGTGAACAAAGAATGGGTGGCACACGATATAGACATTTATGACTGGATGCCAAAATTAAAACGTGTACAAAATCCAATTACTACGCAGCCGAAAGGAGATTTTGTTTACAATCTTTGGCTTGAAGGTGGGGACGGAACATACTTCGTGAATGGATATCTAACACATTCTATTCTGTATGACGGCGGATTTATGAGACTTGCCTGGGAAAAGGGGTTTCTATCCCATGAACAAATTATGGGTTTGTTGCATGAGTTTACCATACAGGGTAAAAAAATGATATATGGGTCGTATTTGATTAATAAAATAGTAGGTAAAATTAATCAAAAACATTGGATTAAGTTTATTTCTCACATTATGAAAAAAGAAGAAACTTATATGCTAAGGAAAGCGATGGTATTTTCAATGAAATGTGCGGCATCTACGATGATGCTAATTAATAATATTAAGGAGAAATTGAATGGCTAGAGATATTACTGATGATGAAATTCAAGAATGGCTGAATAAGTTAACTGAAGATGAAAGATTCGATCTAATTATGGGAATAAATATGAGAGCAGCATTGTTGCTCCACAAACTATTTCCTGACAGTAAAGTTATTTGGGATTTAGTTATCAACAAATCATAAAGTTATTCTTAATCATAGAGGACACCGTGATTATAACATCTTGTCAAGAGTTTGTCAATATTTTTAAAGGATTATTACCATGACACATCATGAAACGCTAGTAAATTTATTTGATTCGTACATCAAAGAAAATGAAAAGTTTACCGTAAAAGGCAACAAAGCAGCCGGAACAAGAGCCAGAAAGGCATTAGCGGAATTTACAAAAGTCGCTAAGGAAAGAAGAAAAGAAATTCAAGAAACTAAAACCTCAGAATCTACCACATAAATAAGACATGAGCGATTTTTTCAAAGATTTACCACTCAATTTAACCCCGAATCCTATCACAGGAGATGTTCCTGTGGCTAAAAATGAAACGGCGGTTAAAAAAGCATTGATTAATTTAATCAGAAGTCCAAAAGGATCAAAACCTTTCGACCCTGCTTATGGGTCTCCTGTATTTAATTATCTTTTCAGTCAAGCTGACGAACAGAGTCGTGTCGAATTAAATGAAGAAATTGCTGAAGTTATTAGAAAATATGAGCCTAGAGCATTTGTGATTGCTATAGAAACCAAACTTGATGAAGATTATGGTATTGAGGTAATCGTTGAGTATTATGTAAAAAATTCTCCTCAGCTACAAACCCTAACAACAAATATATCGAGAACAAGCTAAAATGGCAACACCTACAAATTTAAGACTAGACGGATTAAGTTTCGAACAGATTCGTGAGAACTTTAAAACTTACTTGCAAGGTCAAGATCAATTCAGAGACTACAATTTTGATTCTTCTGGTATTAGTACTCTTATTGAAATTTTAAGTTATAACACTTATTACAATTCGTTCTATCAAAATATGATGGCAACGGAAACTTTTTTGACAACGGCGCAAAGAAGAAACTCTGTAGTTAATCTTGCCAAATCTTTAAATTATACTCCTAGATCATTTAGCTCCGCAAAAATAATAGGAACTTTGACTGTATCTGTAACTGGTTCTCCTGCAAGCATAACCTTACCAAAATATACAAAATTTAGAGCAGTACTAAATGGTGAAACTTATAGATTCTTGACACAAGATCCTGTAACAATTACAAGAAGCGGCACAGGAACATATGTTCAATCTGGTATCGAATTAATTGAGGGTGAATTTGTATCAGAAAGATATGTTTATAATGTAAATGATCCTGATCAAAGATTTTTATTGATGAATAACAATGCAGACACATCAACGTTAATTGTTAGAGTACAAAATTCATCGGTTGATTTGACAGTAAAAACTTTTATTACAACAGATAATGTAGTATCATTAAATTCTACTTCTCTCGTATATTTCTTAGAAGAAGTTGAAGATGGAAAGTTTCAGGTAAAATTTGGCGATGGAGTTATTGGTGCCGCTTTAACAAACGGAAATATTGTTTATCTAGATTACGTTGTCTCAAGTGGTTCTGCTGCCAACAGCATTAAGGCGTTAGAATTTGCAGACACTGTTGCTGGTGTGACTGAAATTGCATTTGCTGTGAGTACTACTGGAACCGGGCAGGCATTTGGTGGACAAGACAGAGAATCTACAGAAAGAATTAAATTTGTCGCACCAAAATCTTTTGCGGCACAGAATCGTGCCGTCACCGCAGAAGATTATGAAGCCATTCTTTTGAATGAACCCAACATTGGTTCCGTTGTTGTTTGGGGAGGAGAAGATAACGATCCTCCTGCGTATGGAAAAGTTTTTATTGCCGTTCGTCCGGTTGTTGGTGAAGCATTAACTGCCACTGAAAAAAAGAATCTTATTGACACTATATTAAAGCCAAAAAAAGTTTTGACTGTTGCGGCCGACATTGTTGATCCCGAATACATCTATTTGCTATTAACTGCCAACGTAAAGTACGATCCGGATCAAACAATTGAAACACAAGCGAGTGTAAAGTCTAAAGTTTTAGACACCATTAAGAATTATAATGACTCAGATTTAAATCAATTCTCAAAATATTTTCGATCTTCAAGATTAACTCGATTGGTTGACACTTCGGAAAGATCAATTCTAAGCACGAATCTTACAGTTAGAATGGTTAAAGAGATTGATGTTCAACTAAATTCCGCTGCTAAGTATACTATAAATTTTTCGAATGCGATTAATCCCGTGACAGTCGGAAGACCTACCACACATGCGTATGGTTTTGGTTCACAAATATTATCAAACGAATTTAGTTACGGCGGATTCGATAAGTGTTTCCTAGATGATAATAATGGCATCATAAGAATTTATCGTGTTAGTGGAAATCAGAATATTGGTGTTGCGCAAAATGTGGGAACAATAGACTATAATACAGGAGCAATTGTTCTCACCGACTTTAAACCAACAGCGTTTGCGGCCGGCGGCGTTACATTAAAAATTACCGCAGTTCCAGCTGAAAATGATATTCTTCCTCTAAGAGGACAGATTGTCGCTATCAGAGATTCTGATATAACAGTTAATATAATTAATGATAAAACAATTAGTTTAGTAAAAAGATAATTAAATGGCCAATGACACAACCTTAAAGCCATCGCTTTTTATTCAAACTCTAGCCCCTGTGCTAGAGGAAGAAAGTTTTTTAAATTTTCTTCGTGCGTATTATGAATGGCTTCAGAGCACCAATCTTACTTTTACTGGAAAAGTAGGAAACTTTACCAATGGCGAAATAGTCACTGGTGATGACTCTAAGGCAAAAGGTATAATAAAAGTTATTGGGAGCAACTATGTTGTTCTCAAAATGTTATCGGATACACCATTTGATTTAAAAGAAACTTTCGAAGGACAAACTTCTGGTGCAATTGCAAATGTTTTTGAAATAAAAGACAATGTAATTAGGGCATCATCTAGACTTGAAAAGAATAGAAATTCGGATAAGTCTGTAGACAAATATTTTGAGTATTTGAAAAGCGAATTTAATAGGGGGTTTCCTACATTAAGTGAAGTCGATAGACGCCTCATTTCAAATAAGTTAAAAGATTTTTATCAATCAAAATCTAACGAAGACGCATATCGCTTTTTGTTTAGAGCAGTTTATGGTTCTGAAATAGAGTTTAGATATCCGGGAGAAGAAATTCTCCGTGTTTCGGATGGAGACTTTGAAAAAACTACGATTATTCGTTCGGCTGCGCCAGAAACAATTTTTAATTACTTAAATCAAACTATTGTAGGTCAAACAAGTGGTGCCTTAGGAAACGTTGTTGATGTAAAAGTTACTTTCTTGGGTGGTATACGACATGCAGAACTAACTCTTAAACTTGTATCCGGTACATTCTCTGCCGGAGAAACAATATATTTGTTAGATGATGAAACTGAACAAACAACAATTTACGGCATGATTTCCGGTACAACAATTGTTGATGCTGGCTCTGGATATTCTGTAGGTGATGTTCTAACTATATCCGGTGATGGTTCTGAAGCATCCGCCGCAGTTTCTTCCGTTAGTTCAGGTCCAATTAATAAAATAGAAGTTAACGCTGTTGGTCATGGATATAGACTAGACACTCTTGCTACCGTAAATAATACGGGAACAGGAGGATCAGGATTTTCTGTAAAAGTTTCTGAACTTGCAAATACCTACACCATAACAAGTGGTGCAAATACTTACACGGTAGGCGAAATATCAAAATTATCTATCGTCAACAGAGGATCAGATTATTTTAAATCACCAAGTATAACATTAGATGACAATACAATAAAAACTATTGGTGCATTATCTGAAAAATTAATCACTGTAGTAAGCAGCGGTAATAACTATTCTGTAGGAGATGCACTAGTATTTACTGGAGGTGCCGGAGCAAATGCCGCAGGTATTATAGCCTCAGTAGGAAATACAGAGCCTTATGGTGCAAATACAATTCTTTTTGAAGATGGCACAAGTGTTCTTTTAGAAAATTCAGTAAATGGTTTGAACAGTACAATTAAAAATGAAGATTGGAATAATCTAGGACCTATTTTAAGAATTGAACTAACAAACTTTGGTACAGGATACACACCAACTAACTTACCAACAATCTCTGTCACAAGTGCTGGTGCAGGCGCTAATCTAATTGCAACAGATATTCAAGGCAATAGCGCAAACGTAGAGGTTGACGTTGCAAACAATTCAATTGGTCTTGGTGCAATTCGATCAATTGAAATATCAAATTTTGGTATCGACTATAGTTCCGCCACAATTGATGCCGCAAATACTGGAGATGGTAATGCTAATGTTCAGCCTATCATTTCAGGTATTGCAACAACAGACGGAACTTTCTTAACTGATGATGGTAAAATTAGCGTTAAGATTTTACAAGACTCATTATTCTTCCAAGACTTCTCTTACGTTATTAGAAGTGGTCTAGTTTTCAATGCTTATAAAGAATTAATAAAGCAAACCATACACCCTGCTGGATTACAATTCTTCGGTGAAATTCTTATCTCTTCATACATTCTCGTTGCCGCAAACTTCGAAAGCGTTGTAGCGACAGAGCAGGCTCAGATTGACTTTATTATTAAACAGATTCTGTCTTTCTTCCCAGGTTCCGTTAATCCTATCACACATGTGATGGAGAAAAATATAGAACTTGCTCCTTTAGATGTTTGGACTGGAGGGATTCTAAATGAAGATGGAGACCATCTATTATTTGAAGATAGAAATAGAGGATATCGTCTAACCAAAGAAGGACCACAATTAAATAGAAAACTTGAAGTTGAAATCGCACCAGAAATACAAGTGGTTTCATATGAAGTAAGAGAAATTCACATAGATATTCCTTTGTATATTGATGCAACAATGGCATTTTACACTGAAGTCATTGTGTCAGAATCTATTAGAACTATTGAAATCGACATTGAAACAGAAATTCAAGTTGTTTCTTCGGAAAATAGAGAAATCAATGTTGAAATTACTCCTAAGTTTGAAGTTATTACAACAGAGTATAGAGAAATTGTAGTTGGAATTCCTCTATACATTGACGCAACAATGGCATTCTATAGCGAAGTTGTTACTTCAGAATCTATTAGAACAATTGAAGTTGATATTATTTCAGAAATTCAAGTTGTTTCTTCGGAAAATAGAGAAATCAATGTTAAGATTTCACCAACTGTAATAAATCAAAATGCTCTTCTTGCCACATCAATAGAATACGTTTTGAACTTTGAATTGTTCTTAGATGCCACAATGGCATTCTATAGCGAAGTTGTTACTTCAGAATCTATTAGAATCATTGAAGTTGATATTGAAACAGGAATTCAAGTTACTACGTCAGAACACATAGAATTCAATATTAAGATTTCACCAACTGTAATAGATCAAACCTTTGTTCTTGCCACAGAATACGTTTTGAACTTTGAATTGTTCCTAGACGCAACAATGGGTCTATACAGTGACGTTATTGTAATGGAATCTATCGCTACTGTTGAAATCAACATTGAAACGGAAATTCAAGTTGTTTCTGCTGAACATAGAGAAATTAATATTAAAATTTCTCCTCAAAAGATAATTTTTGAACCTTTATCTGAGGAAGAAGTCACCATAAATATTGTAAAGACTTCTGACATTTCCTCAGAAGAACCTATTCAGTCTCATAAGATAGAAATATCACCAACAATATCACCATATGCATATGATATTGTTGGTATTAACAGTATTAAATTTGGAGACTTGCAAATATTAACTTTAGCAAACGCTCAAATTTTAACTTATTCCAGCAAAACATTTGATGATTTATATGGCTCTTCAAAAGTTGTAATGACAAATCAGAAGATTTCTGGAACAGTTACCATATCTGGAAACGTTGTAAGTGGAAATGCAACATCATTTACATCAGATTTCTTAGAAAACGATTTCATCATCGTTAATGATGAAAAATTTATTGTCAAAACTGTCGCAAATTCGACATATATGACAATTAACGTAAATCCGGCCGGAACATATACGGATGTTTCGGCTTACAGAGAAGTTTTCGTATAAATAGAACAAGTCTTTTAAGACTTTCACAAGGAGAATAATATGGCAGCTATTGCAACTAGTAAGTTTAGAGTGCATAATGCGGAACAGTTTGTAGAGCAGTTCTCAGAAGCATCTAACACAATCATTTATATGTACATCGGTGGTGTTGTACCATTTACCGATGATTTTACCCCACCAACACCACTAAACGACACCGCAAACATTGAATTTGTGCCATGGCGCGATTCTATTGGTGCAAAACGTGTTCAGTCTACTGATGTTGTTCACGTTATTGATCGTTATGACTGGACTTCAGCTACAGTTTATGACATGTATGATCATACTGACACCAATATTCTTGATGATGATTTCTATGTTATGACTGACGAATACAACGTATACAAGTGTCTTTATAACAACAATGGCGGGGCATCTACAACCAAACCAACTGGCACAAGTTCAACAGCATTTACTACTGCTGACGGTTATGTTTGGAAGTATATGTACACTGTTACAACCTCAGACGCATTAAAATTCTTGACAAACGAATACATGCCAGTTCGTACAAATGCAACAGTTCAGGCTGCTGCCGTTGACGGCGGACTTGATATTGTCAAAATTACAAGTGGCGGCTCAAGCTACGGCAGCGCACCATCAGTTTCTATTGTTGGTGATGGTTCAGGCGCAACCGCAAATGTAAGCGTAAGCGGTGGTGCAGTAAACGGAGTTACAATCACAAACGCTGGAACTGGATACACCACTGCTACTGTCGTTTTTGACAATACTGGTACTGGTGGTTCTGGTGCAGCCGCAACCGCAATCATTCCTCCAAGATATGGACATGGATACAATGCGGTTGAAGAATTGGGTGGTAAGTTTGTTATGATCAATACTCGTCTAGACGGCACCGAATCCGGTACACTAAGCACAGAAAACGATTTCCGTAAGATTGGCTTGATTCGTGACCCATTTGAATATGGAACCACAACTAGAGCATTGTCTTCTAACTATCGTCAGACACATCGCTACACTGTTCCTGCTGCAAACGGAAACTTCTCTCTTGATGAGACTGTTACCGTCGGATCAAATACTGCTACAGTAGTTGAGTGGGATAACACTAATAAATACCTATACACAACCAAACCTCTACCAAAAGATTTTGCTAACGCAGCAACAGTAACTGGCGGCACTTCAGGTGTGACTGGAACTATTACTGCTGTGAACAATCCAGGTTTGGCTGCATACACAGGTGATATTCTTTATGTCGAAAATCGTAGCCCAATTTCTAGAGCAACAGATCAGATTGAAGACGTAAAACTTATTATCGAATTCTAAGATTTTTTAGGATAAAGAAAAAATATGTCTAATCCCGGCGGAATAAATTTTAATGTAAGCCCATATTTTGATGATTATGATGAAGACAAAAAGTTTGTAAGGGTTCTCTATCGTCCTGGTCGTGCAGTCCAAGCGAGAGAACTCACACAAGCGCAAACATATCAACAAAAACAAGTTGAAAGATTTGCTAGTTACTTCTTCAAACAAGGCTCAATTCTTGATGGTTGCGAAACTTCTCTAGATTTGAGAATGGACTATGTTAAACTTCAAACAAACTTTAATGGTACTGAAGTTGATGTAGCCGACTTTGAGGGTGTGGAGATTTTTGGTGCAACAACAGGCATTCGTGCATATGTTGGTATTGTTGCCGATATTGACGGCACAGACCCAAAAACTCTTTACATTAATTATCTTTCTGCTGGTGCGCTAATACTAACAACCAATGCTGCCCCAAGCACAATGGTTGTTGGTAATCAAGTCAATTTAAATGCGGTAAGTAACACATACACCGCAACACTTCAGACTTATTGGACTGATCCTATCACAGGTGTACATAAGATAGCGGTTACAGGATCGGGTGTTGTTCCTTTTGTATCAATAACCGATCCTCCAGTTACAGCAAACACTATTGCTTTAGATGGTAGTACAGTTATTACCCTTAACGTCACCGCATACAGTGATCAAAGAGAGGCTAAAGTTTTTGCTAATTCTGAAATGTTATTTACTTCCGACTATGCTGGAAGAGCTTATGCAAATACTGCAACAACCAATGCAGTTCGCTATGTCGAAAATGAAGGACTAGCAACAGAAAAAGTTTACACCAAGGCATCTAAAGTTACCATTGGTGATGGTACAATGTATGTTGCGGAGCACTTTGTTAAGAATACTCCACAAACAATTATTCTCGACAAGTATTCAAACGAACCTTCTTACAAAATTGGTTTGGTTCCAACAAAAACTTTTATTGATTCAATTGCAGACACTTCGCTTGTAGATAATGCGCAAGGCACACCAAACTTTCAAGCGCCAGGTGCAGACAGATTTAAAATCGATACAGCCTTAACTAAGATTGCATTGAATCAAGATACTGACGAAACAGATTTTGTTTCTATTCTAGAAGTTGAAGATGGTGTATTGAAAAAGCGCAGAACTGTTGAACTTGAAGGTAAGATTGAAGAAGCAGTTGCAAAAAGAACTTTTGAAGAATCGGGAGACTACACCGTTTCCGATCCAAAAATTTCTGTTCGTGAACACCTTTCAGTTAGCGGAAATAATGGAAGATACACCTTAGCAGATGGCGGAAACACTGAGTTGCTTCTGGTTGAAGTTGATCCATTTGTTTCTTACGTTCA